AAGAAGACTGCCACAATAGTGTCATAACAATCCCGCCTAAAAACATCCAGAGAGGATTATGAATGAAGAAATTTAGGTGTTCAATATTACCCATCGACTTCATTCCACCGCTGAACATTTTCAATCCGATGTAGAAAACGACGATACCTACTAGTGCTGTTATAACCGGGTTACCAAGATCCATTTTTTTTACCTTTTTCCATAATGTTTTATCTACCATAGATTTACCACTCTCCACCTGTCAATGCAAGCCAGCTTTCAGGGAAGTGCATAACTATAATATCATCCCACATTGAAGCTAGGTCGCGTATTTCTTTTTGTGCGTGATCGTCTGATCGTAAGTTATACGCCCTAGCCCAGGCATACAGAGATCCAGTTACGTAATACTCTGTATATGCAGACTGAGGCAATACCATTCTGGCTTGTTCAGGACACACTCCCTTCCTGAGTAGTTGTTGGTACGTCCATAAGCATTTGCGGACTGCAATCTCGTAGTCGTCAATAAGTGCTCTCCCGTTCTGTGTTGGTGGGTTGATATCGACTGTCTCGTCTGATGATCCTTGCTTTTTATCCATAGCCCTAGCTCGCCATGTCTCAGGAAAATAAAATTCTGGGTCATCATCAACGTACCGTCTGCTAACTTCATTATAACTGAATCCGATTTGGTGTTTGAACCTTTGCCTAGCTACAAAGATAGGTACCTTCTCTCTCATCGTTATAGTACAGTGCGTGAACGGTGTAAAGTGTTTATTGTCGGCTAGATATTTAATAAGTTTAGCATCTCTATCTTCCAGATGCTCGCCTATTTCAGTGTATTTGAAATGAGACTCCTTATTAAAACTAACTCTAGCTGCATTAACCACCGTCAAGTCCGTACCCATACAATCTACTAGTTCAGCTTTCATCAGTAATCTCCGTCTCTAAATAGTTTATAGCTCTAAGTAATGTGTCTACGTTGTCATTGAAGCCACCCAAAGCACGATTGCATTTATGACATAACCATCCTCTAAATTGTTCTGTTGCATGGTCATGGTCGATAACCCAGCTAGAATTTTTTGTATTACCTAATCCTTTAACTCCTTCCTCATTCTTATTGCAGATCGGGCATACGTACCCAGATGGAGGTGCGCCGTGTGTCTTTCTAAGACGCTGCCTGACTTTAGCTAACTCCATATTACACGATCTACATTCCGGTCGCAAGTAGTTACCCCCATTACTTAGTGTGAAACTAGAAAGCGGAAGATATAGGGAACACTTAGAGCAGACCTTTCCTTCTCCTCCACCTAACTCTCCGTTGTCTTCTTCAAACAGATTCAATTGCCCCATCTGTACCCCTTTCCTCTACAAGAACTTCACACTTTTTAATATAACCTCTAAGCACATCTAGTGAATTGTAGATGTGTCCTTCTGTAGGTTGTCCGATTCTGTTCCAGTGTTTAACTTCCTGTGGCCAGTTGTACTCCACTGTAATTTTAAGAGCCTCGTACTCGTCCTTTCTCATAGGCATTGGTTTGTATTTAATGGGCATTCCAATACTCCTTTACATAGGCTAGTTCGTAACTGTGTGCGTCTGGCCAGTTTACTTTAGCTGCTTCCATAGCATCGTTAATTACTTTGCTAATATCTACCGGAGGTGCTACGTATTCTTCGTAGATAAATTCGAGATCCTCTATGTATTCTTCTGTCTCGTAACCTTGAATGTCAATTGAAACTTCAATTTTAGCCATGGTTGTTCTCCTTCTTGCAGTGTTAAGACCCGCACGTACCTCCACCACTAATGTCACAAATGTCATGTGACGTTACGTGTTCTTCAAACTCTTCACCTAACTTTTCAACCGCTTCTTCGTAAGGTACGACAGTGAGAGGTTGACCCCCTCGTGCTCCATCTGGGTAGCAAGTGAAACCACGTAACCGGTGCGCGTACTTTGCCAGTGTGTTGGCGAAATCTTTTACTGTATCCGGGTTGTTGGTCTTGCTTCCCCACTCTGGAAGATTAATAGTGCTGCTGATAGACATGTCAACATAATCCTGGACATCGGCTTGAAACTTAATGCGCCTCTCATAGTCCGGTGCTAGATCAAGTGCTGACTCAATCGACTCCGGTTTTACTCCATACACATCAATCAACTCTTGTGCGGCACTATCAACCACGTATTGGTATTTCCATCTTGTTCCATTCGTTAGGTATCTACGCCGATAGGCTACAGCAAACAGTGGTTCAACTCCTGTAGTTGTACCTGCTAGAATCCCAATGCTACCTGTCGGAGCAATTGCCCGTGTCGCTACTGGACGAGAAACGGAAAGAGCATCTGCAAAACTTCTAGACGTAGCATCAGAAACTCCCCTGTAAATAGAAAGCCAGCGGTGCAGTTCTGGCGTCACTTCGTACTGTGATCCACGTTTGATTAACCATTCATGTAATCCCATTACCCCAAGTCCAAGACGCCTGTTCTTGGCTCGAACACTGTATACCTTTTTGTAAGGTAGCTGTGCTCTAAGTGTTCCACAAATAAGAAACTTTGTTCCCAATTCAACTACATCGGCAAGCTCCCTGACCGACTCAATACGACCCAAATTGATGCTGCCCAGATTGCAAACATCGCTGTCGTCAGCAGAAGTAACCTCAGTGCAAGCGTTACGGAGTGTTTCATTTTCATTTTCCATAAAGTTAAAACTAAATCCAGGTTCGGCGGAACTAAGAGCCTGTTCTACATTCTTTAAGAACACCTCACCCACAGAACCTGTCTTCCAATAATTCAGAAGCCATTCGGTATCATAATTAACACTAATGTTAGTCATGTCAAGGGGGGCAGCAAAATTAAAGTCCTGCTCCTTTATCTGTTTTACCGTATACCCGGTATCCCCCACAGGAATTTTATCCCAATCCTTAGCAGCTAAGAAGGTTGGGATATCATTATGCTTCCAGTTTAGTGAGGCGTAGATGGCGCTCCGACGAGAACCTCCCTGCATTACACGACGACCAATCTCATTGATCATTTGCATCTTAGGGATAGGTCCGCTCGCAACACCACCCGTACCAGTTAAAGTACGGCCAGACTCTCGGTATACGCTGTAGTCTACGCCGATACCACCGCCGGTCATAAGACAAGACTCGGACTTCCAAGACAGGTTAGCCCAGTCCTCCCGTGTATCCTCTTCAGCCTTTAGCAGGAAGCAGTTATTATAGAATCTATTCTTACGACCAGCATAGTACAGGTAGCGTCCCCCTGGTACGAACTTTAAATCCTTAATATACTCAGTAAGTTGAAGTTGTTCTGAAACAGACATCAGGTTCTGTTCATCGTCACGAAGATTGCCACAGACATCCTTGACTAGAACGCTAGCCAATTGCTGCCATGTATCGCAACCAGCATGAGAATATTTTAGATTAAAAATATCCTCTGAAAATTTACTGCGAAACATGGGGTTTCTATTTGATTTAAACATTTATTAATTTCCTTTCTTAACAATACGAATTGTCCGCAGTTCAATTCCATCTATTTCATGTATCATATCTACTAAGATTTCATGTAGATCTTCACGACAATCCCCGTCAACGGGGACGTGAAACACGTCGCGGTCAACTACTGCCCGTATTACGCAGTGATAACTTTCTAAGTTGTTTTTTCTAGACATGTTATTAATTCTTGCAGATACCACTGCGCTTTACGTAAATCTTCTACTCCATTCTTGTATCGGTAACGCCAAATATATTTAATCACATTACCTTGCAAGTAGAATCGGTAACCATCATTCGTAGCTGCGGCTATTGCGTCAATGCACTCTATACCTGCTTGATTGTAGTGCGGTGGACTATTAATCATATCATCTTTTGGCATTCTGGCTACTCCCAAAGTTTAACTTAACTATGTTACCTTCTCGCGATACTACTTCTAGTTTGTTAGACGTAGGTTCTTCAGCTACGTAGTGAGTCTCTACATAGTTAGCCATCATTTTAGCTAGCGCATCGTCACACTCCATAAGTGGAACGGACGAGCATACCATCTGTGTAAGATGCATTATCTGGTTGAAGTCGTCGTCATTTAACGGGTTGCTTTCCTTCCACGCAACATCTATAGAAACTGTACCATCCCACTGTGATCCCTGTAAACCTGGACGTATTCGTATGGTAAAGTCTTCTGGTCTTGGAGCTAGTCTATCTTCCATTTCGCCTCTCTTTCTTTTTAGCTTTGTAAGGAACGAAGGAAGGATACACAACGTGCTTACCCTTGTCTTCATTTAACCACTCATCTGGAACTACTTTATCTGCGTATTTAAATCCGTGTTTGTGGCACCAGTCTCCATACGTACTCTTAGCACCCTTACGTATCTTCCTGCGACTGTTTTCAAAAACAAATCTTAAATCAATAGCAGGATGTTGGTTCTTAATAAGAAGATGCTTTCTCCTATCGGCAGTAGTAAAAAGTCCCTTAGTCTCCACTAGTATTCCGTTCTGGAGAATAAAGTCAGGGGTATAGGTACGGTATGCCAAGTCCTCCCACTCAATTTTTATTGCCTCGTACAGGTAGGGAACTTCTAACTCTGTTAAGTACTGAGAGAGGCTGTGCTCTAGACCGGATCTAAATCCATACTTTCTAGCTACTGCCGAAAAGGAGTATCGCATTACGCTAGGTTACGCCATAGGAATGTGGAAGGAAAGGTAGGTGTTTGATACGCAGAGTACCCTAATCCCATAGCCCGTAGTTCACCTTGTAGAGCTTTTTCAGCTTCTCGTTTAGCCTCAACAGCTACACGCAGACGTGCCGTCTTCAACTCTCGGTACCTATCTTTAGCTGCACGAAGCTCTCCTTCCATTGCACGGATTGAATTTTGTAATTCTTCCATCTCATTTTGTTCGTCTTCTGTCATAGGTCTATTCCTTTCTGTTACAGAAATGTTGCCGTTAACAGCGGCAAGGTTGTATATATAGTAAATGTACCGTTAAGTGTCAATAGTTTTAACAACTTTAACGTAATCTACCATCTTGGGATTTTTAGCCTTAGAGAACACGGACGGTAGTGTAACAAGTGATGGCCAGCAGGACTTCTTAAAAGAACAGAAAGAACAGCTATGGTTTAACACCATATTACCCGTGTGCTTACCATTGAAGGTTTCAGGCTCCGGCTCATACTCTCGAACCAGTTCGTTGTTGTGTACATTCTTGGCCGTACTTTTGAGCTTGTGCATAACCTCCATAGTGTTAACACCATCCGCAGGAACGTATTTAAATTCCCCAGAGGCTTTACTAACTACCCACCAACCTCCGACATCATAGCCAGATGCTTCTGCATAGCCAACTAACTGGCCTACGTAACCGAATGAGTCGCCTTGATTAAGTGTCTCGAACGACTCAAACTTGTTTTTGTATGACCAGTTAGACGCTGACTTAATGTCATCAACTTTTCCATCAATTACGATGTCATAGGTACCAGAGATCTTCGTGTCTCCAAGTTCAAGCTCGACACGGGCGTTGTCTTGATATTCTACACCCGCTTCTGTAAGCAGAGCTTTAAACACAGTCTCAACGATGTCCCCTAGTAACATGTTCATAACAAAGTTATACGGAGGTGGAGTAGCTTTATCAGGTGCATTTTTGTACCACCAAAGTTGGCAGGAAGGTCGTCCGATATTTGACATACGTAAACCGAAAGTCTTTCTGTCGGACTTCCCCCCGAACTGGCGTTGTACAGCCTCAGACACTTCCTTGGCTATGCGTTCAATTGTAGTGTCAGAGATAGAAGACTTACCAGAGGCAGCATCTTCCATGTACTGCACCAACGCCAGTTCAACGGGATGCTTCATTACAAGGGCACCTCATCTGTGTCTTCAGAAAAGACATTAGAAATCTCACCTGCTAATGCTGTGTCCGCATCATCATAACTATCGTCCTGAGAATTGTTTTCTGCCCAGGCTTTTAGGATATACCGATTGTACCCGTCAATCCAATCCATGAACATGGAGAAGGTATCTTGATCTTCCTTGGTAATTGAATGTGACGTGTCCATATCGACTGATGACACGGGTACATAGTAAGAATTACCGTTGGGTAATTGTACAGCCGTGGTCGATAGCTCTACACTGTGCTGGATAGGTAGCCTCTTCTTACGTGAGAAGGAAGAGAATACGTCTCCAATTTCCTTGTACGCTGTGCGGTTCTCAATCTCCCAAATACAGGCTTGATGGTTGACGTTGTCTACAGGATCTCCATTCTCATCGAGAACGTCGTTTAATAAGACAGAACCAAACACTACTCGTGTACGCTTAATCTGTCGGATTAGATCCTGTGTGGAAGCAGGAAGAGCCTTAAAGTCTTTAACCCAACCGCTTGGCTTTCCACAATTGAAACCACCAGCATTGTCCTTTAGATCCTTGTTAAGATTATCCGACATCACAGTCTTGACAAACCTGTTGGGGTTGTTGCCGTCGCCCTTGATGAAACGCTTGTACATAAAGCGTTGAGCAAATGGGCGAAGACTAATTGAAGAAGCGTAGTAGGTTGGTCCTTCTGGTACTTCAAAGCGATACATTCCAGCAGGTACTACTTCCATTTTAACTTTCTTACCCTTTACATATGTATCACCCATGATGCTGGAGTGGGAAATACGTAGACGTGGAAGCGTCTGTGTCTTGTTCGAGGCGTCCTCTACGGACATACCCATAGCCTTAGCAAGTGAGTCAAAGTTATTAGTGTCGAGTACTGCTACTTGATTCGTCATGTTTTATTTCTCCTTTGAGTTAGGCTGCTTCAGAAAGTTCG